GTGGCTCGTGGTGTCGCTGACTTATGGTCTTATGGAGCAGGCGGCGGAAAGCTGTCTGAATACTTCATGCAGAGAGCCATACAGCTCTCATATAAGTAGGAGGTGGAGATATGGCAGATTTCAAGCCTGCATTTCCATATTCGACAGCGATTGAGCTGTTGATTCCTACATATAGCAAAGTAAAAGGCACAGAGGTCAAGACATACCCAGAGGAAGGCATCCGGCTGAATTGCTCTTTTAAGACTTACGGTGGTACTGAGTCCGTGGTCAATGGTGTCTTGTCAGTCATTGATACGGCAATGATAGAGACTTGGTACAGACCTGATATAAAAACGGAGTGCAGAATCAAGGTATTGCAGACAGGTGGATTGTATGAGGTCATCACTCCGCCGGAGAACATCGATATGAGGAATCAGTTCGTTAAGTTCAGAGTGCAGGCTGTCAAAGGTGGTGCGTAATATGGCACGGAATACTTTAAAGCTTGACACAAAGGGATTCGAACAGTTGCTCATAAAGCTCGACAGCGTAGGCGGTAACGTGCAGGAAGTCGTTACTAAAGCATTGGAGGAAGCCGGACAGAAGATAGGTGAGGATACTCACAAGGCAATGCAGAAGCAGAACCTCCCGGCAGGCGGTAAATATTCAAGGGGCACGACAGAGAAAGCGATCGTTGACAATCCGCAGGTCGAGTGGAGTGGAAACAGAGCTTCGATTGATGTCGGATTTGACTTTGGAAAACCCGGTGCAGGTGGGTATCTGATCACAGGCACACCAAAGATGCAGCCGAACAAAGAGCTGAACAGGATGTACAAAGGCAAGAAATATATGAAAGAAATTCAAGAGCAGATGGGTCAGACGGTCGGTGAAGCGATCACAAAGGCAATGGGGTAAGCTATGGCAGGGAAAAGAGAAGCAGATACAAGTATCGAGGGAGCATTGATTTCATTATTGGAATCATTTGGGTTCCCGGTATACAGGCAGGGAAGTGTTACAGAGGGATATCCCGATAACTTCTTTACTTTTTGGGAGGATGAGGAGATCGGGAATGCTTATTACGATAATTTAACTGTCGGTGTGCGGTATAAGTACAGTGTGTATTTTTATTCAAATAATCCGGCGAATACTTACTCATATATCCATCAGGCTCGCACAGCTTTAAAGCAAAGCGGATGGGTGGTACCGAACAGAGGCTACGATGTGGCGAGCGATGAGCAAACCCACACAGGGCGAGGGATCGATATCATCTATCTGAATCATGAAATAGACTAATAGGAGGAAAAAACGATGGCGAAAGAATATTTCGAATATCGAGGTGTCAGCAATGCGGTGTATGCAGAGGTTTTATCTGATACATCTGATGGCATCACGTTCGGTGAGGTAAAGGAGTTCACCGGGCTTTCAGAAGTTGGAAAGTCCACCGAGTCCGCAAACGAGCCTCATTATTATGACAACATTCCTGCGATCGTGGTATCAAGTACAGGCGCAGATACTCTGTCGCTCAATACTTCGGGTATACCGTTTGATATGCTCGCAGATATCACAGGTCAGATGTATGACCAGGCCACAGGAATGCTTGTTGAGAAAGAGCGTGTTCCTAAGTATTTCGCTCTGGGTTACGTTACACAGAAAACTGATGGAACCAAGGTTCTTGTATGGAGACTTAAGGGTACATTCACGGTTCCTGAGCAGACAAGCACCACTCAGGATGCCGGAACGACTGCAAACGGTCAGACCTTGACTTATACAGGCATCTCAACAACCTATAAGTTCAACACTGTCCTTGATCCGCAGGGCGATAAGTGCCCGGCAAAGGCTGTCAATATCGATACGAGCGTCAATACCACCATGACGGAGGAGGCATTTTTCGATTCGGTTAAGACTCCCGATGATATTCTCGGAAATGTAACTCCGACAGGTATCGGCGTTACACCTTCAACCGCATCGGTTAAGGTCGGCAACACCAAGAAGCTGACAGCCACACTTGTGCCTGCAGGCGCAGTTGGCACAGTTGTTTGGAGTTCATCTGCAACAGGTAAGGCAACGGTTGACGAGGACACAGGAGTTGTGACAGGTGTTGACGCAGGATCTGCAACAATTACGGCAACGGTAAATCTTCAGGGTGGCGGCACTCTGACAGATACTTGTGCGGTAACAGTTACCACATCATAAGCAATACAAATTCAATACGTGGGGGCAGTTTAGGCTGCTCCCATACTTTAAAAGGAGAGGGATATGACAGAGATCACACTTAATATTTACAAGGCTACAAATAAAAACGAGGTCGAAAAGACATACACCACTAAGGGATATAAGTTGATGTATGGCACTGTTAAGGACTTTATGTCCATTATTGATCTTGACAAGTTAGATGATAAAAACGAAGTGGCAAAAATGATCATGAAGGGATATGACCAGATTGAGCCACTGATTCTTGATATATTTCCCGAGCTTCTGGAAGAGGAGCTCCGCCGGACAGGTGTTGACGATATCGTCTCGGTTATCATTCAGACCGGGCAGGCTATCGCCGAGAGTCTCAATATCTTGAAATCAAAAAACTGAGCGAGGGAGTGGAGGATGACACTCCCATTGATGAGATGATGTTCGAGATAGAGGTCGGGATATGTGAGCGATTCCCTGCGCTGTCACCATTATCCATGCGCAGAGAACGAGTAAATGATGTGTTCCGGCTGATAAGCCAGTACAGCAACTATGCCCGGAAAAATACAAACAGTAACGGCAAACAGGTGATCCGGCGAAGAGCCGGAGATGATTGGTTCTAAGAGGTGATAAAATGCCCGAAAATGTTACGACAGCAAAATTTAGCGTTGATATATCTGATCTTAAGAAAAACATACAGGAAGCGAACCGTCAAATTAAACTGACAAATGCGGAGTTTAAGGCAGCTTCCGCCGGGATGGGTAACTGGGCAAAGTCTGCGGACGGTCTCTCGGCAAAAGTCAATCAATTACAGAAAAATCTCAAGAGTCAAAAGACTATTCTTGGCGAATACAAGAAACAGCTCGAGCAGATAGAGAAGCAATACGGTAAGGACAGCAAAGAAGCTGACGAGATGCGTGTCAAGATTTACAATCAGGAGGCTGTCGTAAAAAATACCGAGGCGGCTCTTGGTAAATACGAGAAACAGCTTGAGGAAGTCGAGAAAGAGACCAAAAAGGCAAGCACAGCATATGAGCAGCTCGATAAAAAGATCAAGGAACAAGAAAAGGTTCTTGAGGAAGCAAAGAAAGAATATGCCAACATAGTTCTCGAACAGGGTAAATCATCCAAGTCAGCAAAAGACCTTGCAAAAGATATCGAGAAGCTGTCGAAAGAATTAGAG